ACCTCCTCCCCGTAGACCGAATCACGGAGGTCCTGTACCTCTTTGCTGATATCAGCCATTTCCCTCACCATCCTTGCAAGTTTTCCCCTGGGATTCCTTGTTATGCTCATACTCCAGCTCTGCGCAGGCCTTCTCCCAGGCTTCCCTGTCCTGTTCACGCTCCGCTTCAGCAACCCTGCTCATGGCCGAGAGCATTTCCCCAAGAACCAATTCCAAAAGAAAAGGCGGCAGCTCTGAGTCAGCCACCACCCGGTTCAGGTTTTTCTTAAAATCATCCAGCCTTACCGTCACAGGCTTCACTGGCTGCGGTTTCCTCTCATACTCTGCCCGCAGTTTTTCCGCACTGATACTGCCGCAGTTGATATCGCTTTCTTTATTCCGCTTATTTTCCATAAGGTTTCATCCTCCCTTCGATTTGCTCATTGTCCCTGGCGTCCCGGACCTCCCTTTCACATTCCTGGAAAACGTATACCGCCGCCTCCCGCGTTCCTGTCCGGGATTCTTCGCCCCAGGCTATCCTGTTTTCTTTATTGATATCTTCATCCGTCCTGGCCGTATTTGACATTTCATCACCTCCCTCTGTCAAGCATTGTCCCGCAGGCATGCTCCCGCCGCTGTTATCATGCCCTCGGTGCCGCCATAACAGAACCGTCTTTTACCGTTATGGTGCTGTAAGACCATCCTATGGTACCATCCCCATTATCCCTGATGTCCGTTATGATCGGGATTTCCCCCTCCCAAGTCCTGATATTCCCCACCCTCACGCTTTCCAGATCCACATTTTTCAGGGTATACCCATGCATATCGACATCGCAGCCCGCATTCAGCGTATTTGCCGCCTGCCCTCCAACACTCTTCAACGTATACGTCCATTTCTGGGAATACGTATTCGCGCTGGCGCTCATTGCCGCGGACCAGGACATGTATGCCGCCTCATTTTCCAGGTCGAAGACAAGCCCCTTCTTTGACGCATCCGACTGCATCTGGTTCGTCCCGATCTTTCCCACGTGGTATCCGTCCCGGTAAAAATGGCTCCCGTTGTGGTTAAAGGCAGCCCGCTTTTTGCTGTCCGATACGCCGTTATCGTATATAGCGATCTCTCCGGGATTGATCTGCACGTACTTACTATTGCTGTTAAACCCAAAAATTACCTTGTCATAATACTGCTGCGCATAAGAACCAAATTCCCCTTTTGAGACCTTGGTCTGTACCGAATCGGCAGTCACTTTCAGGGACGCGCTCAGCTCCGCCTCCACACCCTTGGCCCGGGTGACCTCCGCCTCAATCCTTCCGGCAGCCACATCAAACTTCGCCGTGATCTCCTCAGTGACCCCTGATTTATATTCCGCAGACAGCTTCTCCGCGGTAACAGATCCGGCCTTGATGAACTCTCCCAGGAATACACCGTCTATCGTCCATGCGTTCTTGTATGGTCCTTCGAACCCCTCCCTGGAAAATCCGATACCATTCATGTTGATCTGCATCACCAGGGAAGCATCCTCTTTATTCGGTGCGTTCATGTACAGGTCCCGGAGCCAGCGGCCGTCCTCATCGTATTCCGATATCTTATAGCCGCCCTTGGAACCGGTCATCATGGCCGTGGCGTTGTCGATGGCGGACTGCATCCAGCTTGTGGTCTGGCGGACGTTGTCCAGTTCCTGCTCTACAGCCTGATAATTTCCCTTGTTCTGGTCTGTATAGCTTAATTTCACACTGGTACCAAGCTGCAGATTATCTTTTGATGGATCCTGCAAGTGAAGCTCCAATGTCTGTACTGGGAACGCCCTGTCCATTCCATGGGGTCTGGAATATACATGGATGAAATCGCCAAGTTCAAAATTTTCTATATCTGCATCCAGAATGGATAAATCCGCAGCAGTAAGGTTCAGCACCATCGTTTCGTACTGCGCATCCTTCAGCCATGCCTCCGCTTTCTTTTTTAGGTTCTCGGGCAATGTTACATCATCCCAGGATACTACGCAGCGGTTCCACCCATAGACAGAAACCGCCTCAGGACTATATACATAATCTTTTCCGTCATTTACGGACTTGATATCAACATAAGCCTCTAATCCCTCAATCGGGCTTTCTTCCAGCCTTGCCCCTTTGGGGATTACACAGGTATACAGGTCGCTGGCAGAAATGTTTTCTGAATAATCCAGGAGGTTGTCACCAAATTCTATGGGCTGTTCGCATATCTTCCCATACTCTTCCAGAGTAACCAGATCAAGATACCGTTTTCCATTCTCCTTCCGGATCCGCAGGTAACCGTTCAGTTTTTCACACAATTTTTCCCGGATCGCGTCCAGCGTGGTCTCCTGGTTTGTAAACCGGTACAGGCTGTCATTGCTGTCATGGACTGTGACTATACCAACATAAAACTTTTTCTTGTCCTCCACCTGGCTGTTATGTATGTTCAGCCAGGTTTCCAACATCTGCCTGGAGGTCAGATCGTGGTACACGGCCTGTGGCTGGATAGAATCATACAGAAAAGCAAGCTCACCTACTGCGTAAACTTGTTTCGTTCTGTAAAAATCCTTTTCCGCTTCCCGCACTTCCCCGTAGAAAATCTCTTTTCCATTTTTCAACACCTGTACCATAGAAATGCGGTTTTTTATATTGTCATATTCCGGGTTGCAGACCGGTACCCCAAGATCAAGAGTGCCAGAATCATTCAGCTGCAGTTTAACAACCGGATCTGATGCTGTATACTCTTCATCCTGCGGATAATACAGATCCCTTCCATCAATCAATATCTGATACATTACAAGTATCTCCCCCTATACTCAACAGACAGTTTCCCGGTTCCTGAAAATGTCAATACCACATCCTGCTCTCCTACCCGTACGGCAGGGAACCGGTTTCTTCCAACCTTTAGGGTATACGTCCGTCCAAGGTGAGTGAGTTTCAGGTTATCTGCTTCCGTAACAATAAATACCGGTGAATTATCAATGCCTGCCCCTAAAATAGTAACCGTATTATTTGTTTCAGATATCACCTTGTCGCCCAGTTTCCGAATCACTCCTGTACAGAAATTAAAAGAATCCCATTTCCAGGGTTCATTGCTGGAGACAAGGTCATATTTGAACGGATCCGCAGTTCCGGAAAGTGTGACCGTTCCGAATGCCGGATTCGTCTTTTGTCCGTCCAAGTTGAAGCGCACCAGATAATAATGCTCCGGTTCATCGTCCAGTACCATTTTTACTTTTTTCCCATGAATCTCCTTTGCAAATTCCGAATATTTCAGGAACCAATTTTTATAATTCCCATCCATAATATCAAAAACCAGCTCCAGGCCGTCCCGGTCGTTATATGCCGGACGCCCGTTGACCTCTGTAAGGTCGATACTCCCATCACCGCCCGGGATATCGATCAGCTGCTGCTTCGGCGTCGGCATGGGGATATACAGGCTCAGTAATTTCAATCCCCAGTCCCTCTCTGTGTGGATCTTATCTTCAAATGTAATTCCAACTCCCATCATGTTTTCCTCCTGTTAATCCTGCCAAGCTCATCATCAATGACTGGCGCTAAAATCTTACCCGCCGGTTTCTTATCCAGATACACTCCCATGCCTTCCATAGCCTTCGCCGTTTCTCTTCCCATCCGTTCATAGTCAAATTCCGGATACTCAGGTGACTGGGGAGTTTTGGAATCCTTCGATTTTGAAATAATATGCCCGGTCGTATTCACCGGAGTGGATGTTATTTTCTTAGTTGTATTCCGCATCCGTTCAACCGAATCCTGCAGGCTGGCTTCCATCTCATCTGTAGGGACATTCTTTTCGAAACCTATTCCCATTCCAAGGGCCATATTTTTACCGACCATATCCCGGAACACCCTGGATGGCGAATTGATACCAAAAAAATTCAAAACTGCATTCAAAGCAGATTTTGACGCGCTAACGGCCGCGCTTATCAATCCGCCGATAGCTCCAACAATACCGTTCGCAATCCCTTTGATAATGTTGCTCCCGATGCTTCCCCAGTTGATGCTGGTAAACGCAGTCTTAATTCCAGTTACTACATTTCTTGCATGTCCAACCACACTGCTGATGCCACTTGATATTGCCTTTCCAAGTCCTGAAATCGCATTCTTTCCGAGAGTGGACAATGTGTTTGGAAGGTTCTTGATTGCGTTTACAATCCCTGTCTGGACATTTTTAGTTGCGGTAGCAGCCGCCGAAGCCATAGATTTTATCCCGTTCCCCAGGAACTGGATGATATTCTTCCCAAGCGCAAGCCAGTTATAAGCCGTGAAAACCGCAACAATGGCCTCTATAATCTCGGGAATATGTGCGATCAGATCTGGAATAGCCTGTATCAGCCCCATTGCAAGCTGCCCGAGCAACTCCATCCCCTTGGCAAGTATCGTCGGGAAATTATCATTGACGACATTTGCAAATGTTGTGATGATCTCCGGCACCCTGGCGATCAGGATCGGGATTGCTGTCACGATTCCCTCCACCAGTTTGCTCAGTAGTTCAAAACCCTTTTCTATGAGCACTGGCGCAGCTTCGGCCAGCTTCTCTCCAATCCCCTGGATGAAGTCCAGAACTTTCGGCAGCATTTCCGGGATGGCTTGCACAAACCCATCCACAAGATTGCTCAGCAGCTCATACCCTTTCTGCAGAAGTTCCGGGCCGTGGGCACTGATCTGCGTATATAATTGCGTCAACAGACTTAAGACAAATTCCCCGACAACCGGAAGAATCTGCATCATCCCATCCACAAAAGCCTGTATGATCTGTATTCCCGCAGACAATATTTGCGGAGTGTTGGCTGTTAAACTGTCAATGATCGAAGTAATTACGTCTACGGCAATAGTGATCACGTCTGGTAATGCACTGGCAATCCCTGCCAGAAGATCCGCAATCAGTTTTCCTCCGGCCTGGATCAGCCCCTCCGCACCGCCTTCCTGAAAGGCTACCGTCAGTTCCCGAACGGCTTCCACTCCGGTTTTGGCAATGTCTGTCAAGGGCTGCTTGACTGATTCATAAAGCTCAATCCCGAGCCCTTCCGCCGCAGACCGCATGGAAGTCAGCTGTCCTGCCAAATTATTCTGCATAGTTTCGGCCATTTCAGCCGCAGCACTATATCCGGTCAGTTCATCTGTAGCGCCATAGATGGCAGACTGTAATTTATTGAAATCTTCATCTGACGCATTCACAATCGCCAGCAGGCCAGACATAGCCTCCTGCCCTCCAAGCGTAGCGGCCATACTCGCCTTCTCCGCCTCACTCAGCCCCGCAAAGCTGCTACGGAGATCCCCGGTGATCTCATTCAGGGACTTCATGCTTCCGTCACTATTAAGGATAGAAAGGCCCAGCTCCGACATTGCAACGGCCACATCATCCGTAGGCTTCGCAAGCCTGGACATGATAGACCGTAGCGCCGTACCTGCTTGGGAACCCTTGATCCCAGCATTCGCCATCAGTCCGATTGCGGTAGCTGTATCCTCCGCAGAGAATCCCAGCGCACCAGCCACAGGAGCCACATACTTGAAAGTCTCCCCCATAAGTCCAACATTGGTATTCGCATTGGACGATGCTGCCGCCAATATATCCGCAAAATGACCAGAATCCGAAGCAGACAGCCCGAAGGCAGTCAGGGCATCCGTGACAATATCAGAGGTAGCCGCCAGATCCTCCCCAGATGCCGCAGCCAGATTCATGATCCCTTCAATACCGCCCAGCATGTCTTCCGTTTTCCATCCGGCCATTGCCATATACTCAAAAGCCTGTCCGGATTCCGTAGCAGAAAACTTTGTCGTGGCACCCATATCCTTCGCTTTTTCTGTGAGTGCTTCCAGTTCGCCCCCTGTAGCGCCGGAAATCGCCTGTACCTTGGACATCTGGCTTTCAAAGCTCATGCCCACATTAACCGCGGCACTGACTCCGGCTCCCATAGCGGCAGTTACTCCCGCTATGGCACCGCCTAGTACAGACAAACCTCCTTTTGCAATGCTCCCCAGATTTTTTATTCCGGCGTTAAACCCCGACTCATTGATTGCCGTGTCAAATTTTAAAGAACCATCGTAGCTCATTCTATCCACATCCTTTTCGTGAATAGCGCAGGCTCCAATGGCTCAATTTAAAGCGCTTATATCTTGATCTCTATTTCGTTTTTACATGTCCGGCACTTAACGAATACGTTTGTGCATTTAGCTGTGTCATCATAAATCACCAGCTTCGTTTTACACACCGGGCAGATATACCACAGCCTTTTCGTAGGCGGATATTGAATCTTTTTCATATGTCCCCCCCTTATATGAATGCATTCCCGATATCATAATCCGTAAGGTCAGCATCCGGCAGCCTAATCGCCTGTTGTATCTTTGCAATCCTTTTGCGTTCCTCCTTATCCTTGATCTTGGACAGGTCTGTACTGCGGTACATGATTCTCCGCTTGATCTCCGTATTTTCTGAAAGACCTGAAAACAGCATCCGAAATTCCCACCAGTGCATGTACTGGATTTTCCGTATATTGATCTTATAATCCTGCAGGAATGCAGAAAAAATAAAAGGGTAGTCTATCGAAAAAGAGTAGACGTCCTTCCGCAGCTCTTCCTCTCCGCTTTCTTCATCTGTCTCACACTCCTCCAGGCTTTGGTCACAGAAACCTTTCATCGTTACAAAATCAGACAGCGCATCTACTGCACTTTCAAAGTCTTCCGGCTGTTCCTTGAAATACTGCAGCAGAAAATACATTTTTTCCCTGGGTTCTATATCTTCCGCTTTCAGCAGGTCGATCAGCCTCACGATTTCCCTGAAATCCGTAATGATCGGGATTTCCTTTCCGCCCACACAAACAGACATCGGATAAGCCTCATAAAACAGGTTCACAGTATCACCTCTTGGACATCACCTTATATTTTTGGTATCTGGCGGATCTGTTCTTATTCAATGAGATTACTTCCTGCTTACAATGTTTCAAAAAAGATTCATAGCAGTCATCAACAATCCGGGAGTTCAGTTTCCCTCCCAACAGTTTATCGCCTGTACCTTCCCCAAAGATAGCATCGAACAGACGATAGAACATCGCGCAATAGGCTCTGGTTATTTCAGAAAGTTTTCCAATCTTTTTCAGATTTTTCTCTTCTTCTCCCATAACCTCAAATGCTTTCTCATACCGCTCCTGAAAGTCCACGTCTTCTAGGTCAATCTCCAGCTCTACATCATTCCATTTCCAAATGGTCATTTAAAACGCCCCTTTCTCAGATTTCCTCCGGTATCTCTCCCGGCGTATACGTAGCGGTCTTTTCGTCATTATCCAGAACCGCATACCCAACCTCCACCTCAGACTTGGATTTAAAGGACCCGGTATATACCAGAGCATCGTTTCCGTCCCCATCCGCATCGGGAATAATCGCATATGTTCTTTTCCTTGCGACACATCTCTTCTGGTCGTCCGCGGTAAAAAGATCCACCACCAGAATATCCACCAGCGCGTCGCTTCCCGTCAGTTCCCCGTCATGAACCTTCGCAATCCTGTCATGGACCGGCGTATTAGTATGACGGTCAAAAGAGTATTCCGTTGCCGGAGCATATCCCACAACGTCTGTATCTTCTGAAGCCCTGTCCACATACTGCCTGCTGTACTCTTTCGGGTTCTTGCTGTTGGTCAGGGCAGTAAAACCTGTCATCCTCTCAAACTTTGGTGTCTGTCCGGTTTCATCCGTATTCATAAATGCAAGCCGCTGATGCCGTTTTACCATCTTTGCTTTATTATCTGCCATCTTTATACCTCCTGTGTGTAAATCAGCCGGCATTCTACACGGTACCGGGCAAGGTTCCCATCAGTATCGTATAAGTAGCCTTTATTTAATGTTTCAAATACGACCGCCGTTTTTCCCTCTGGAAGATCCGGAAGGTCATCCTTTAAGTTCTGCTTTTCCAGCCAGTCCTCAAACGCTTCATAGAATCCACTGTTTTCGATATTGACGCGCGCATCTTCGTCATAAGCCTCGTTGCTGGTAAGCGCAAACTGGAACTGTTTCTTCGCCCCGCCGTCCGTATACCTCTGTATCACCGGATCACAAGGCAGCGGGTCAATAGAATAGGACATACCCGTTCCGACATAATCCACATTAACCCTTTCATTTTCCATCAACGGGCATTTCATGATGTGCTCCCTGATCGATGCAATAATATTATCCAATCTTTTCCGCCCCCTTCAATATGGAATCTTTAAACCGGTTCTTCATCCTCTCAAACCACTTGGATTGTGTTTTATGCTCATAGTATTGCCTTCGTGCATAAGGTGTGATCTGGTTGATCTCACCGCTGCCGATCACAGTCCCTATCGTAGCCGACTTCACTAACACCCCGGTTCTTCTCGGCGTCTCCGGTCCCATTCTCCGGATACATTCCTGATCTACGAAAGACTGTTTTCTGCTGAACACCCCTTCCATATCACTTTCAAACCCAGGACTCCATTTCAGCTCGACAGATACTTTCGCCCCCTTATACACAGTTTCAATTTTCTGCCCGTGCAGGGCCTTGATATAAAATTTTTTCTTTCCCCGTGCCACTATTGCGCCACCACCTTTATGTGCGGGTTGCTTCCGAAACGGTTATAATTTGCCCCCGTAACGCAGAAATACTCTACTTCTTTCAAATCCTTCACAGTTTCCATATCAATTTCACAGAACCCTTCCACAACATAGTCCCCCTTTTTTAATTCCACAGATATATCCGGAATCCTGACCGTCAGCACATTAGTCAGCCCATTTGCTGTCTTTAATCCGTTTGTGGTGATACCTGCAATGATATTTTTATATAGCCATACTGCAGGCAGGTATTTCCGTTCCCATTTATCACCAGATGGACTCCTGACTCGATGATAAACCGTCACATCCGCATTTGTGAGCATGCCTGCATCCCACCTTCCTGTCCAGCAATCCCGTTCCTGCAAGATACTTCCTTGCAATCTGCATTGCTTTCCTACTTAAAAAATCTTCAAAGGGTTCCCCGTCTTTCATTTCACTGATGTAAGATACCGAATATCCATCCGTGTTTTCAGATTTTTTTCCGGCCTTACCAGAAGCTGCCTTCTGCTTCTGTTCTGCATACATATCCACGATAGAACAGACCGCATATTGAAGTGCGTCCGGCTGTATGTTGTCACTTTTTCCCGCTGTCAGATACCGAAGAAAAAAGGAAGCCTCCAGGACTTCCTTTTCAAACTGGTTTCTTTCCAGACTTCCGTGCGCTTTCCCTATATAAAATTCATAATCTGCATATGGAAACATCAGGATCACGCTCCTGCAGAATCATTTGCCTTCATGACAGCAAACGGACAGCGCTTCGTCTTGTCCTTCGCCATCGCGTTGATCGGGTTCGGAATCTCCCATCCCAGCCGCATCACAGCCCGCAGCGCAACCATATCATTCTGCATCAAGTTATACAGTATGTCACCGGTCGCAGGATCCTGGATAATACCCTGATCAAACAACTTAAAAGTAATATCCTGACGGATGCTGTATACCATCTGGGAAAAATCCCCGGAGATCATCAGGGCTTTGCTCCTGTCAAATGCCCCATTGCGCGGGAAGTTCATCGGTGAACCGTCCAACGAGTATGTTGTACCTGTCTGCATATCCGACTTGAATACCGGCTGTCCGGTTGTATCTTTCAGCCCTCGCAGTTTCGCCCTCATGGTAATATCCGCCATATGGCCGTTGACAAAATAACCGCTCTCCTCAACCCTTGCGATCACGCCATTCTCACCCAGAATAGAGTCATACAGATCTGATCCAAGCGTTGTTACCGCACCTGCCTTCGTAGCCGTGGTCACAACACCATCGCGCCACGTCTGCGGCTTATCAATATCAAATAAAACAGCGCCATCTATCTTCTGTCCGAATGCCTCTACCAATCTCGGCCTTACTTCCCCCCAGATATCATAGTCTGCATCATCAAGAACCGCCTCAGAAATCGGCACGATGACCGCAATCTCCTCCGCAATGATAACCTTTTTATCCCATGCCATTGTAGTCAGCTTCTTTTTTGCCGATCCGCCCTCTCCATTAACAAAATATGCCAGAGGGAGCAGGTCAAGCACCGGCATCTTATACTGTGCCGCCGTCATATTCGCAAGTCTGCGGCCACGCTGTAAAACGGCAGACTGTTCTACCACGCCCTGGATGATTTCGTGGCTTTCCTGCACCGGGATCAGTGCCTCGGCATCTGATCTTGTAATCGATGTGCCTGTAAAAAGCTGCAAGTCAAAAAGTTTTTTATTTCTATTCATAGTTTTTTCTCCCTTCTTTACCTTCCAAACGCGGAGCGAATAGAGGTGTTGATTGAATCATTTACTGTCTGGCCCGTACCTGATCCGCCATCTGGTTTCCCGGTAGAAACCACTTTGTACCCCTGCCCTGTGAACCTAGGGTTCTCTTTCAGGAATGCGTCAGCGGCCTTCTTAAAATCTGTCTTATCATCTACTTTTTTGCCGACCTTGAACAGGACATAGTCCAGATCGTCGGTTTTCACACCCTTATCGCGAAGGTAATTGGTGTTTTTCATTTCCTCCACCTGTGCCAGCGCCGCATCCCGTTCCTGCTCTACAGCGGTAACATTAGGTTGCTGTGCGGCTTTCTTAGCCCTGAAGTCTGCAAGAGCCGCTGTCACCTCTTCCTCACTCATACCCTGCCTTTTAAAATAGTCAGAGAGCGCCGCCTTCGTTGCCCGGTCAGCCCTGGCTTCCGCAATCTGCTCTGCCTGTTCATAACTATATGTCGCGTTCCTGGATGCTCCCCCGGCATTTGTCTGACTGCCGTTACCTTTTCCAGCTGAACCTGCCCCTGTACCACCGGTACCAGATCCGCCATCACCGCCGTCCGTGAAAAGCTGCAGGTCAAAATATCTCTTTCTCATTTTTTCATCCTCACTTTCTGTGGTAATCCCGTATTTTATGCCCCGTCAGGCATGAAAAAAGCACCCCCTTGGGATGCATAATTCACTCGTCTATAAAGTTGATACATGGGCAATTCTCCGCTACCCCGCAGATTCCCAAAAACCAGGTATCAATCAGGGCCTTGCCTGTGTCATTCATAGTCTGCCACTTAATACAGACATTGCCTGCCTCTACACTTTCATACAGCTGTAGACCAGCAATATCTTTCAGGCCCCGGATCAATGTAAGAGTCAACGCCGAAACCGCGGCACATACGATATCTGAACCCTTTGGGGCTGTATTCGCATGGCCTGATACACAGATCCTGTCCAACGATACCGTAATATTGATCATGCTGTTTCCTCCAAATAAAATACCACTCACTCCGAAGAATGGGTGGTATCAATCTTTTGATGTATGAATCACTCTTTCTATATCTTCTATGGTAATGTCAATTGTCTCCCAGTCTTTTGGAGAGCTCCCTACATCAGCAATAAAAACTTTATTTTCAAAAGCTTCCACAACCTCATCCCAGTTAGCATTAATTTCGAGTTTTTTCTTTGACAAAACAATCTCGCCGTCGTCAGTTCTTAAAACTTTTGCCTGGACATCGTCTCCT